AAAGACAAAGATTTTCTTCTTGGTCTAAACCCTACAGTAGTAATAAGTTAGAGACGATAAAGGACTATTATAAAGTAAGCAATCTAAAAGCAAAAGAATATGCTGATGTGCTTACAGATAAACAAGTTCGTGAGTTGAAAAAGAGAATGGTAAAAGGTGGTAAGGATTATGGAAAGTAGTTATGAGAATGAAGTCAAAGACTTAATCGAAGTTACATTTCCCGAAAAAGATGATTTTTTAAAAATACGTGAGACTCTCACTAGAATTGGTGTCGCCTCTAGAAAAGACCAAGAGCTATACCAGTCTTGCCACATCTTACACAAACGTGGTCACTACTACATCACACACTTCAAAGAACTATTCATACTGGATGGTAAACCTAGCAACCTAGACGAGAACGACATTGGTAGAAGAAATACAATTATTAATCTTCTTCAACAATGGAACCTCTTGAAGGTTCTAAAACCAGCTGGAATTGCAGAACCTACTGCACCCCTATCTCAAATCAAAATCATTCCTTTTAAAGAGAAAAAGGACTGGGTTTTGACTCCTAAATACAATATTGGCAACAATAAGACCATTGATTAGATAAATATCCCTACGAGGATATAACATGGTTGGTTTCTTTTTAACAATACTGAAAAACATTGTAGTCAAGTTGGCAACAACAGGCGCATTTAACTTTATGATGCCTACACTATTGAAATTTGATAAATGGTGTGAAGATAAGATTGGACTAGATATTATCAAACAAGAGCAAAAATGGGGTCAGAAATACCCACTGCTTAAAAAACGTATAGAGACATTAGAAGAACAGACAAAGATTACCATTAAGGAAATCAATAAACTTCAGTCTCGCAAATAGGAGAACTTATGTTAAGTTTAGAATTTATAAAAGGATGGGTTAAATCAAGATTAGCAGAACGTACCTCATGGGACGGTGCTATGATTATTGGTATGTCACTGTTAGTATTAGCAGCTGCACCCATTGTTAAACTGTTGGCTTGGCCAGCATTAGGATTCGGTCTTTGGACTCTTGCAAAAGAAGAAAAATTACTGTAATAAATAATTAAAAATAATGGAGAATATTATGGAACCATCTATGTGGTTGATACTCTTAATTATCGCAGTGCCAATATTTTTTGTCTTTAGTAACAAAAATTCATTTGGTCGTTTTTATGAAGAGTGGGCGAGTAGATTTGACACAACCCCACCTGTACAGAAAGAAGTTAAGAAAGAGAAATCTTTCAAAGCTCCAACTGCACAGAAACTTATGAAGTTCACGAAGAAGGAATTGATTGAGTTTGCTAACAACAATAACATCGTTGTTACACCTTCCAAAACAAAATCTGAGATAATCAAGCAAATCAGAAAGTAAGGTATACGGGGTCACGAAAAAGTGACCCTAAATACTGACCTCACCAAGTCCAAACCTATAAATAGGTGTATGGACATATTTCAATTCTTAAGTGAAGTTGGCATCCCTATCGGAACAGCGGTAGTGATGGCATTCTTTATCTATCTGACGCTCAAGTATATATTTGAGTCCGTCCTAGGTCAGATAGCATCCACAGAAAACATCATTAACATGCTTGAAACACGAGCACGTGTAATGAATAACGACATAATCAAAATAGATTTACTAGTCAGTAGTGCATTAGAACTCACCCCGCCAATTGATAGAGTTGCTCGTGCAGAAAATTTTGTTGAGGATGGAACTATAGACGCTAGGCGAGACTAATCTTTATGGGTAACATTGCTCAACTAATAGCAGAGTTCGGTTTCCCAATGGTTATGTCTATGGGTATGGGGTACTTTATATGGTATGTGTGGAAATTCATCACCATAGAAGTCAAACCCGCACTCGGAAGAATGTTCACCGCAAGTATAAAATTGACAGACCAACTTAGAATGTTAGACCAAGACATGCTTCGTTTACAACAAAAGGTAAACACAGTCTTAGAGTATCGTGAGCGTCAAAAATTAATAGAGGACGCTAAGGAAAAGGAAAATGGATAGTGGAACAAAAATTGCATTAATAATATGGTTAATGATATGTGTTGTTTTTCCGACACAAGCGGACGAACTTGTCCACAAATTTAAGAATCCGTCATTTAGTGGACAGGGAACTTCCGCTCATTATTTGACAATTGAGAATCAAGAAAAGTCTAGAGCAGATAAGATTGCTGAAGACATAAAGGCAGCTCTGTTGAAAGCAGAGAGGGAAGCTGATAATACCACGCTTGCCAAATTTATTAGAAATTTGGAATCTAGAATTTATGCTCAGCTGTCAAAACAATTAGTTGAGAATATGTTTTCTAATGAAGAAGGTGCACAGTACGGTACGTTTTCATTAGAAGGTAATACTATTACTTATGAGGTAAAAAATATATGTAATGCTGATGGTTTATGTGACGATTGGATAGTCATGACCATTGTCGGTACAGACGGAACCTCAACTACAATTGAGATTCCTATAGGGACTGGTGGATTCTAATGAAGAGGATTTTGTCCACAACTTTACTGGTACTCTTAATGACTGGTTGTGCGGGTATTCCTGTAATGAAGGATTCCTGTACTACACTGATAATGAATGCAGTTGGGGAGTGTGTTGAAGACCCCGAAGCAATCAAGTTGCCTGCTTATGCATTATTATTAGAGCTGCCAGCAGCTGAGGTTATGCCAGTTATTGCAGTCTATGGGTTTCAAGATTTAACAGGACAAAGAAAAAGACAAGACGGAGTCGCAACGTTTAGTACAGCAGTCACTCAAGGTGCTACTGCAATGTTGATAGATGCGCTTAAAACGGCAGGTGGTGGAACATGGTTCCGTGTAGTCGAGAGAGAAGGAATTGACAATCTAGTTCGTGAAAGACAGATTGTTAGAAGCACAAGAGAACAATTTAAAGGGGATGGAGATGAAAAGACTACAATTCAACCCCTACTTTTTGCTGGTATCATATTGGAAGGCGGAGTAATCGGATATGATACTAACATGGAAACGGGTGGTAGAGGTGCCAGAACACTTGGTATAGGACACTCAACTGCTTATCGTAGAGATACGATTGTTGTTTCCTTAAGAGCAGTTAGTACATTAACTGGGGAAGTTCTTATGAACGTCCAAACCAAGAAAACTGTACTAAGTGTATCTCAAGGATTTGATGTTTTCAAATTTGTTGATATGGATACCCAACTCATCGAGATTGAGGACGGTGTGACACAGAATGAGTCAGTGACATTTGCAACAAGGTCTGCTATCGAAGCAGCTGTTCTTCAAATGATTTATCAAGGACACGATAGAAAATACTGGAGAATACTGGGACGAGACATACCTAATAATGATGACGAAATAGTCATCGGGGAAAACGAAAATGAAGATAAATCATAATTTAAAATATGCAGTAGCACTTTTAATGACGATGTCTGTTATGCCCCTTTTAGCTGATGATGATAACGAGATATTTCTAAAACAAACTGGTGATACATTAGTATTAACAATCGACCAAGTTGGTTACGGAAATAAATTTGGTGGAACCATTGCGAATGGTTCAGTTGCAACCGATATGATTTTGACAGGTGCAAGTATTACTTTCAACCTTGACCAAATCGGTAACAGCAACCAACTATTTGGGCCTGCCATTTTAGACAGCAGTACCATCGACATGACGTTTACTGGTGATAGTAACGTCTTTGATTGGAATATAGGATATGTGGGTGACTCTGATAACTCAGACATCGACATATCAGTTACAGGTAGCAGTAACACTTGGGATTATGACCAAGGTTATGCAGCCAGTGCCAACTATTTGGACATGGATTTAACATTAGTCGGTAGTTCTAACCAGTTCTTTATCGATATAGATTCAGACCAAGCTAAATGGGAAATGGATATTACTGGTAGCAGTAATAATATAGACACAAAACAGATAGATGCCTCAGACCACGATTTAGTAGTGGAACTTGATGGGGATTCTATGAACATGGACATAATTCAGTCTAGTGGTTCATGTGGAAGCAACACATGTCCAGGCAAGATTGATTTGGACTTGACATCTGACAATGCTACAGTCACGATTAATCAAAAAGATAGTTCTGATTAATGCTATTCTCTTGTCGTATCCAGTTCATGCGGATACGATAGGAGAAATAGTTGAACAAACTGGTATTGGTAATATCATCAGAGAAGGTGTGAACATACCTACGACCAATTTACCGAGCGTCAATTTATATGATGAAGCGGAAACTGGTAACGGTAGAATGTTGATAGAGTTTTTAGACGAAGAAGAACTTGCGTTAACTGAGCATACTAAAGTCTACATTGATGAAGTTTATTATGACCCAAATCCTAACATGTCAAAAATGACAATGCGAATGGCAATGGGTACTGCTCGGTTTGCTTCGGGTAAACTGGGTAAAATGAATAAAGCAAACATTGCGATATCAACGCCAACTGCTAACATCGCAATTAACGGAACAGATTTTACAACCACTATTGATGAGCTTGGGCGCAGTCTTATTATACTTTTGCCTGACGCAAACGGTAATGCATCGGGTGAGATTGTAGTTAGTAATGAATCGGGTATTGACGTAACATTGAATGAAGCTTACAGTGCTACTATGGTATCAACTATAAGTTCATATCCAACAGAACCTGTAGTTATCAACAATATATCAGCAAACCTAATTAACAATATGTTTATTGTTAGTCCGCCAGCTGATGTACAAACTGTTATAGATGAATCTTCAACTAAATCAGATGACGGTGGAATACTAGATGTAGACTTTTTAGAGTTTGATGGTCTTGATGTAGATGCATTAAAAGACTCTGAGGGTGATTTAGAATTTACTGAACTTGATGTGGACATGCTAGATGTAGATTTTTTACAAGACCTTCTTGATGTTGTAGAAGAACTTGATAGAAAGGTGGGTATAAACAGGACAGGTTCAAGTACCAATACCTATGGTATTGAAGGAACTTTGATAGGATTTGATAAAGATACTCAATACAACACTTTCGTAGATACTGGAAGTGGCACTGTCAAATTCTTTAGAAAAGTTGAAGGTACTATAAGTATCACGTTACCCATAGATGCTATGGCTAGAATAAATACAGTAACCAATGAAAAGGAGAGCACGATAACAATGGGTGGTGATGAAGCCATTCAAATTGAGATTCGTCAAACAAACTAATGAAAATAACTGGAACCCATTTAGGAATTGCAGTAATGGTTTTATTTTTTGTAGGACAGTGCTTTGCTGGGCCCGAACATAACCATGTTCACATAGAACAAGTTGCTGATGGTGACAACGTAAGTATTAACATTGACCAAATAGGTTACGATAATCATATCGATTTTACCTTTGCTCACGCAAGCAACT